ATGCGGTCCCATGTTTCGACGCTGAACTACCGCATACCGGCCCTGAAACCCATAGTAGCTGTTAAACCCCAGCGCCTCTTGTTCCAAGAACGCGCATTGGCTGAACAAATCCATGGGGCTTTTGGTGATAGGAGAGCCTGTCAGAATGCGTCTAAATTTTGACGCCTGACCCACCTTAATCAAGTTCTTGGTCCGCTGGGCACCCTTGTTTTTGATGGTTGTCGATTCATCCAGGATGGTCAAACAGTTGGGGTTCAGTTTCACAAACCGCTCTGCCGCCGTCGCACCTTTTGAGGTGCTAAACGCCTCTGTATTCATTACCAGTATGTGTAAAAACCCCGGCTGACGCTGCTCTGGGTCAGCAATCTCCTGTATCGCCTCACGGAACTTCTTCGTAAAGTTGGGTTGCCATTTGACCATCTTGGTCTGGATGCGCTCGGGCAGATGTGCCGGGATCTCTTTCTTTACCCAGTTGTCAAACACGCCCTTCGGTGCAATCACTAAAGCTGTGTTAATCTCACGCGCCTCATAAAGGGCACCCATGGTATCGATAGCAACCTTTGACTTGCCGGTGCCCATCTCCATAAACAGCCCAAAGTAAGGACGTTCCCATGACATGTCAAAAACCTGACGCTGATGCGCGTAGGGCTCTGTCGCAAAACTATACATGTGATGCCTCTTATGCTTGACCACCATGATATGCGATGGTAGCCTGCTCGTCCAGCCCTCCAAAAAAGGGCCTAACCACGAAAGGAGATGCGATGAGCGAGATGCTCTTAGATATGGAAGCTGACCAAGTCACGGCTTCCGCCATCGAAAAGATGGATAACGCTGGCTTGAGTTCTGTTGCTGAGATCGCACGGGCAATCCGTGATCATGAAGATTTAGTGTCAGAGCTTGATGAAAAACTGAAAGAGGCCAAACGCAACCTCTTGAAGCTCACCGATGAGGACCTCCCGGCCATGTTGGCTGAACTGGGCCTCAATGCCATCGAACTCGACGATGGTTCCAAAGTGACCGTGGAGCCGACCTACGGTGGCCACATCAAAGTGGCTGATCGCGAGGAGGCCTTTCAGTGGCTCCGAGACCATGACTTCGGAGACATCATAAAGAACACCGTCACTTGCAGATTCGCCCGAGGCGAAGATCAGAAGGCTGTGGACTTTATGGAAGCGGCAGAAAGCATGAAGTTATTCCCTGAGCAAAAAACCGAGGTCCACGCGCAAACGCTGAGAGCGTGGGTCAAAGAGCGGGTGGAAAATGGGGACTCCTTCCCCATGGACCTTTTCGGCGCGTACACAGGCCAGCGGGCCAAGATTGCGAGGAGCAAGTAATGAGTGAATCTAAAGCGGTAAAAAAAGGGGGCAAAAATGACATCGTGGCGTTTAGCCCGGACATCTTTGAAGAAGACGCCAATCTTGGCCTTGAAAACTTGGGTCAAGACGATCTGGCTTTACCTTTCCTCAAGCTTCTCAGCCGTCAAGACCCGGTGTTGGATGATCTGGAAAACGCGAAGGCCGGGGATATCCTTAACACTGTATCGAATCAGGTTTACAGCGGAAAGACAGGTATTCGTGTCATACCTTCAGCTTATCAGCGTCGTTTTATTGAGTGGGCTCCTCGGGGCACTGGTACAGGCGCTCCTGTAAATATCTTTACGCCAGAAGACACGCTGCCAAAAGTAGAGCGAGACCCCGCTGATAACAAAGACTACGTTGTAGGCGGCAACGGCACTTATCTGGAAGAAACGCACCAGCACTTTGTGGTAATCCTCGAAGAGGACGGCACCACGACCACGGCTCTAATACCCATGAAATCTACGCAGTTGAAGAAAAGCCGTCGCTGGAACAGCACCATTGCCCAGCGCACGTTGGTGGGCAAAAACGGGCCATTTACACCCCCGCGGTTCAGCCACATTTATCTTTTGAAAACTGTCTCAGAAGAGAATAGCAAGGGTAGCTGGCACGGTTGGGACATCAGCTTGGAAGGTGTGGTAGAAAACGGCGCACATTACAAGCAAGCCAAGGAGTTCTCAGAATCTATCCTCAGAGGGGATGTTGAAGTCAAACATAACCAAGAGGGTGACGGCGAAGGTGACGTGCCGTTCTAGAGAACACGGGGGCTTCGGCCCCCTTTATTTGGCGAATAAAAAATGTCTGATGCAAACCGTTTCTCGGCTATCTTTGATGGCCTCAAACAGGCTTATGGCACGTTTGAAATCGACAGAACAAGTTCCAACGGTAAATCTCAGGGTAAAGCGCGAGTCATTCGCGAACCACGGACCACGGAGCATTTCCAGCAACATCTAGCTGGAGAAGGGGCAGGGATCGGGATCATCCCGATTAACGAAGACGACAAGTGCATCTGGGGCTGCATAGACATAGATGAGTACCCCCTAGACCATTCCAAGCTGGTGGAGCGCATTCGCAACGCCAAGCTTCCTCTGGTAGTCTGTCGCTCCAAGAGCGGGGGCGCACACTGCTTCATCTTCAGCACCGACTGGGTGCCCGCCAAGACCATGCAGTCCACACTTCAGCATCTAGCGAGTGGGCTTGGTTATGGCGGTAGTGAGATTTTTCCGAAGCAAATCAAACTTTTTTTAGACCGAGGCGATATCGGTAACTTCCTCAACATGCCGTATTTCAATGCGGAAGAGGGGTTGCGGTACGCTTTTAACGACGATGGGGCCGCCGCGACGTTACAGGAGTTTTTTGGCTTACATGCCGCGCACGTCCAGACGCCCGAACAAATCGAAGCCCTTACCCAAGCCACCGTCGAAGACACCGCGATTGTGGACGGTCCACCCTGTCTCCAAACCTTATGCTCCCAAAAAATCAGCGAAGGCGGGCGAAACAACGGACTCTTTAGCGTAGGCGTGTACCTGCGGAAAGCGCACCCGGATACTTGGCAAGACGAAATACTCCACCACAACATGGCCTACATAGACCCCCCGTTGCCTTTATCTGAGGTCAACATCGTGGTCAAACAGCTAGAAAAGAAGGACTACGCCTACCGGTGTAATGAACCGCCCATCCAACCTTACTGCAACCGAGAGCTATGCCAGACACGCAAGTTTGGCATTGGGGCGGCTGTCAGCGACATGGCTGTAGCCAATCTGCGTAAATACAACTCTTTACCCCCAGTTTGGTTCCTTGACGTGAACGGAGTGCCCCTGGAGCTTGACACCGACGCGCTCCAGAACCAGACCGTGTTCCAAAAGGCTTGCATTGAGCAGCTTAATTTCATGCCTCAAACCATGCCGAAACGTGGCTGGGAGGCCCGTATTAACCAGCTAATGAAAGAGATGGCTGAGACAGACGGCGCAATCATGGAGGTTTCTGAGGACGCCAGCATCAACGGTCAGTTCTACGAATACTTGGACGAGTTCTGCACCGCCACACAGAAAGCTGAAGATAAAGAGGAGATCCTGCTACGCCGCCCGTGGGTGGATGAAGAGGGCGAGGCTGTCTACTTCAGGCTCAAAGATTTTGAAGGCTTCCTACGCAAAAACCGTTTCAGCGAGTTCAAAACCCATAAAGTGGCTCAACGACTACGAGACATCAATGGAGGTGCGGTTGTCTTGAAAATCAAAGGTAAAGCCACCCGAGTGTGGCGCGTACCCTTGCCAGAAACCCCGTCCGGTGGACCAGAATCAAAAAGCTTTGAACCGCGGACCACGGACCCGTTTTGATGTTTAGGATATTCGGCCCTCCCGGCACTGGGAAAACCACTACGTTGTTGAACATGGTGGAGGAGTCATTAAACAAAGGCATCCCACCATCACAAGTGGGTTTCTTTGCTTTCACCCGCAAAGCCGCGACAGAGGCCAAAGAGCGGGCTGCCCAGCGGTTTGACTTGGACCCCGACAAAGATCTTCCCTATTTTCGGACCATCCACTCGCTCGCATATCGCTTAATGGGTGTTAAAGAAAATGAGGTGATGGGTCCACAAAACTACAAAGAGTTGTCGCAAGCCACCGGCTTCAACTTGAGTGGGTCTATGAGCGATGAGGAGGATGTGTCGTTTAAAGCTACAGATCACCCGATTTTGCAGCTAATCAACTTGTCAAAGACCAAGAAAACCACCCTTAAACATGAATACAACCACTCCAACATCCCTTTCACATGGACAGAGGTCAAGTATGTAGCGGATAGCTACGCTAACTACAAAAACGCTTTTGGGCTGATGGACTTCACCGATCTAATCATCCGCTTTGCCGAACAAGCCGACCATCTGATGCCGTCTTTAAGTGTTTGTTTTTTGGACGAGGCGCAAGACTTGTCACCGTTGCAGTGGGACATTGCCCATAAACTGGATGAGAAATCCGAGCGGATGTACGTTGCGGGGGATGACGATCAGGCTATATATCGATGGGCTGGTGCAGATGTTGACCATTTCATCAACTTGCCCGGCGGTGCCGAAGTGCTAGAACAAAGCTACCGCGTCCCTGCCTCCGTCCATGCACTGGCAGAAAAGATTGCCTCCCGCATACAGAACCGCTTCCCCAAGGTCTACCGCCCCAAAAAAGAGCAGGGTCAGATCTTGCGTGTGCCGGACATTAGGACATTGGACATGTCCCAGGGTAGTTGGCTGATTATGGCGCAGGCTCGTTACATGTTGCGAGATGTTGAGATAGAGCTAAAAAACGGCGGGTATTTGTATGAACGACAAGATTTGTCGCGCTCTATTCCAGAAAAAATGTCTTTGGCTATCAATGGCTGGGAGACTTTACGTCGCGGCAAGTCCGTTCACTTTGGTGCGGTGCAGGCGATATACAGTTACATGACCGGAAATGGTGCAAAAATCAAACGCGGCCACAAAAACATCCGGGCCGATGACGAAGACATGTTTGACCTCAAGCAGTTGCAGGACCATCACGGCTTACTGGCCACAGATGAGATGATCTGGCACGAGGCCATGGACCGCATACCCGACATAGACAGAGCCTACGTGACGGCTCTCTTGCGACGTGGCGAGAAGTTTAATGCCAAGCCCCGCATCCGATTGTCCACGATCCACGGGACAAAAGGGGGCGAGGCAGAGAACGTCGTGATCTTGCCCGACCTCACAGCAGCCGCCATGGAAGAGGCCGGGGACGATCTACACCGCGTTTTCTACGTTGGCGTCACACGCACCTTGCAAAACCTCTACATCCTTGAACCGGACGACTATTTAAGGGCCTATGCGTTATGAAAGAAGAAACCGAAATGAGTCACATCCCGTGTCCTAAGTGCAAAAGTAAATCCGAAGAAATCATCAACGCCGAACAAAACAAGCGTGTGGGCTGGTGGTGTAGGGACTGTAATCACTTTCAAAAAGCCATCCTGCGAGAGAGGAAAGTGGCATGACTAAACTACAAATGGCAATGTTCCCGCCCAAATCCGATTGGGTGCCCCCGGTAGAGCTACCAGACATCTTTGATGCCGATGAGATATCCATTGACGTTGAAACACGGGACCCGAACCTCAAGCAGAAAGGACCGGGCTGGCCCACAGGTGACGGTGAAGTAGTGGGCTACGCGGTAGCCACGAACGGCTGGAAAGGCTACGTGCCTGTTGGACATGCCGGGGGAGGCAACCTAGACCGCCGTATCATCAGTAAATGGCTCAAGAGGGTTTTTGAGTCCCCCGCAGATAAAATCATGCACAACGCCCAATACGACCTTGGATGGATTCGTGCAGAGGGCTTTGAGGTCAAGGGCCGGGTGATCGATACCATGATTACCGCCAGCCTGATCGACGAGAACCGCTTTAGCTACAGCCTGAACGCGCTCTGCTACGACCATCTTGGCAAAACCAAATCGGAAAAGACCCTTGTTGAGGCCGCCCGTGAGTTTGGCGTAGACCCAAAAGGCGAGATGTGGAAGCTGCCCGCCATGTATGTCGGCCCATACGCAGAGACAGACGCAGAGATTACTTTGGAGCTATGGAATCACTTCAAGACCCTGCTGAACCGCGAAGACCTGTGGGACGTGTGGAACCTAGAGATCAGCTTGCTACCTCACCTTGTGGAAATGACAAGACGTGGTATCCGGGTGGACTTGGACCGCGCTGAACGGACCAAGCAGGCTCTGATTAAGCAAGAAAAGGACGCCCTGAAACAAATCAAGGCGCTTGCAGGCATGGACGTAGAAATCTGGGCCGCACAATCCATCGCCAAGGCATTCGACAAACTAGAGATCCCCTACACCAAAACAGAGAAAGGAGCCCCCAGCTTCACCAAGTCTTTTCTGTCCGAACACCCACACGATCTGGCCAAGTGGATCGTCAAGGCCCGGAACCTCAACAAGACCAGCGGCTCTTTCATCGACGGCATTCTTAAATACGTCCACAACGGACGCATCCACAGCCACATCAACCAGCTACGATCTGATGACGGGGGCACGGTGTCTGGCCGTATCTCCATGAACTCGCCCAACCTACAGCAGATCCCGGCCCGCGATCCCGAGTTAGGCCCCATGATCCGCTCACTGTTCCTACCAGAGGAGGGCCAGCAGTGGGCCGCCATTGACTTCTCGCAACAAGAACCACGGATCTTGGTGCATTTCGCAAAGAACTACGGCGACTACAAAGGTGTGCCCCTGGAGGGCGTGGAGGCTTTCGTAGAGGCGTACCGCACAGACCCCAACATGGACTTCCACACCATGGTCAGCGAGATGGCCCGCATCCCTCGCAAACAAGCCAAGGTCATCAATCTAGGCATGATGTATGGCATGGGCGTCAACAAACTGGCCGACCAACTGGATCTGGACGTAGACGAGGCCAAGGCATTGACCCAGCAGTACCATAAGCGCGTTCCCTTCGTCCGCGGCCTAATGAAAGGTGTGCAACGCAAGCTGGAAGAACCCCGGTCATCCGGCAGTGTGCGATCCCTGCGCGGCAGAAAATGCCGCTTCGACCTTTGGGAGCCCGACGCCTTTGAAATGCACAAGGCCCTGCCCCGCGAAGAAGCCGTCGCGGCTCACGGTCCAACGACCAGATTGCGGAGGGCGTACACCTACAAGGCTTTGAACCGACTGATTCAGGCGTCTGCTGCGGATATGACCAAGCAGTCTATGGTTAACGTTTGCAAGGCTGGTTTTATTCCAATGCTTCAGGTGCATGACGAACTGGCTTTTTCTGTGGATAGCCCAGAGCAGGCAAAAGAACTGGCCGGGATCATGGAGCAGGCTGTGCCACTACAGGTCCCAAACAAATGCGACGTGGACTACGGGCCAAGTTGGGGTGAGTGCGAGGAACTTGATTAATTATATATTTATGCGTAGGATCGTATACCATGAAACTGAAAAAGCTGATATTTGACTTTCCATGGCAGTGGCGGGCGCATATCCGGCCCGCGGTTCTTGGTCCATGGGGCAAGCTAGTCTCTGTAAAAAACCAAGTAAAACATAAGTTTAGTGACAATCTTTCATGGATTGTGTTTATCTTGTGCCTCTTCCAGATTTTAGAACTGTGCAATATGTGGAGGGGGTGATGAAAAGGCCACAAAAAACACATCCTGCTTTGACAGGAGAAATCAGTAAGCCAAGCAGTAAAGCTACGGCTTGGGCAGAAAATAACAGTTGGTTTCAGTCGAAAGATCACATTGAAATGACTGCATACACTTATGGCGTACATGACAAGATGGTCAGGCAAGAAGGGATTGACCCTGAGTCTGATGAGTATTACGAGGAGCTAGACAAGCGAGTACAGTCCAGATTCCCAGAATACTTCGGATAGGCTAGAGGAGAAGTAGATGGACCCATACATTTACAAAGCTGTGGTCAAGCGAGTGATCGACGGCGATTCTGTGGTTCTGGACATAGATTGTGGCTTTGACGTTGTGTTGCAGGACCAAAGCACCCGGTTATATGGCGTGGATACGCCGGAAACCCGGATGGTGGAGGGTGGAAACACACATCTGAAGGTGCTGGGCCAACTGGCAAAGGAACGGGTACAAGCTTTGTTACCTACGGGCAAAGAAGTGCATGTGCGTTCGCACTTGGATAAGCGCGGTAAGTTTGGCCGCATTTTGGTTGAGGTGTTCTTAGAAGATGAAGAATGCAGCTTGAACCAAAGCCTGATAGATCAACGCTATGGCGTGGCTTACGAAGGACAATCTAAGCAAGAGATTTTGTTGAAGCATCTTGCCAACGTGGAACATTGGCGCAACACGGGTAGGCTAGAGGAGGAGTAGGAGTGGATACCACGAAATGGAAGTCAGTCTTGATGTTACGAGACATGTACGAAGAGCTTGTCATCATTGCACGGGTGGAAGGCCGGACAATTAGCGGACAGCTACGCTACATCTTTGAAGCTTGGAAGATGGAAAACCTGTCAAAGCGGGACCAAGAGTACATTGCCGAGCAGGTGGATACTTTCAAGAAAGAGAACGATTCGCCGCTTAGTTCCAAGAGCTTTAGCGTGTAATGGCCTTACGTTATGACCGGTTTTATTACAAACCGCTGCTCGACTGCCTGACAATCTCTTCCAGCCCCATTGAAGGGTTGGGTGTTTTTGCTTTGGAAAACATTGAGGAGGGCACTGATCTTGGAGAGACACATATCAAAGTGCCTATGATCATGGGCTACATCCGAACACCACTGGGCGGCTTTCTTAATCACGCAGAAAACGCAAATTGCCACTTGACCCTCACGCAAGATTGGGATGATTATTTCGTGTACAACGTGTTTACGTCCCGAGACATTGAAGATGGCGAGGAGCTAACCCTTAATTACGATGAATAGTATTCAACAAGAATTTGACCGCCTGTTTCAAAAGATTGAAAAAGATTTCGAGAAGGATAGCGTTATATCCCGAACGGACTTGGAAAAGCTGCACGTATGGCAGGCCCTGTTAGACGCGCAGTTAGAAGCGGAGAGGGAGAAAGATGCTGTACCAGTCAAGCCGGTGGTGGTCTGACATAGACTCCACCGATGCCAAGGTGGCCCTGGAGGCCGCACAACAAACCGCTAACCGCTTGGGCGAGCCCGTTGTAATACAAATGGATTTGTCCGTCGTGCCCCAAAAACAAGCCACCCAAGAAGTGCTTGAACTTGTACATCCCGACTGATATATTTGTCGTGAGTCTCATGGACTTGATGGGAATCCTTCAACGTTTGATTCATAAGTAAGTTTCTCCCAAAGTGGCTTAATTCATGAATCCTCCCCGCTCTTGTAGCGGGGTTTTTTTTGCGTATACTTTTTACCGTGGGCCGGGGGCCACGATCCCCAGACCGACCTTTCATGCGGTTGGCCCTCGGGCCACAACCTATGAACGTTGTCTGGTTATACCTTGTCCTGCAAGGCGGCGATGCTATTTTTATAGGCCGCAAAGTCACGCCCGTGACCGTCTGCATCTATCGCGAATACCACAACCCCGACGCCGAAACGCGGTATACTTTTTATATCCACGTCAATGCGACGTGCCCGCCGTATGTGCGGCATACAATCCGGGAGATTGAATGATGTCAAAAGACTCCGCAGGCCCCGGCTGGGACCAGTCGCGCACAACCTGTTGGTGGTGCGGTGGACAACTCATCTGGGGCGGCGACCACGATATATCAGAAGAGGACGATTACTTCGACATGTCCTCAAACCTCACCTGTACCCAGTGTCAAGCCCACGTCCTTTACTACAGGCCCAAAGATGAAGAAGACTGAAAAACAAATTGGCGGGTGGAAACAACACGCCATCATGTTTGTGCTGTTTCTGTTGATATCGCTGCTCGACATTAGCTTCTAAATGGACGTACAACGGAACAAGCGCCGAAACAAACTCGCCCGACTCATTGAGGACGATGAGGACTTCAAACGCTTCGTTGCCGAATCCGCAGAGTTTGATACCTACCTAGGGTTTGAAAAAAGCGAACTACTACTTAACGTAATCGACTCCGAAAGCGAGGGTGAGTACGTCCTCGCCCTATCCGCCATAGGCTTCATTATCTACACCGACTACCTGCTAAAGATGGAAGAATCCTTCTACCAGCAAGAAACCTTCCACTGATAGAAAACTAAAACGCAACCCTTTCTATCTTTCTATCTTTTTATCTGTTGACTATGCGAGTAACGACCTGTAAGGTGTTTGGTGCCTGTCGCACGGTTCTTTCCCTCACCGGTTTAGCTGTGGCCGGTTGCCAAACCCAACCTGTGCGGTTTGTCAAAAGCTGCATTAACACGTAGCGACAGGTGCTTCATCTTACGTAAAGGTTGGGACACAGCTTCATTCACCACAACACAAGGACTACGGACCTTAGTATGAAAGACATCCCCGAACACTACTTTGCCCTCGGCACCGTCATCTTACTCACCCTGTTCGTAATGCTTTAACCCGGAGAAAAATAATGGAAAAACCCGATTTTGAGAAAAGAATACCCGTTCCAGAAAAAGATGAATACCGGCGTAGTAAGTACTACTGGTTAGCTGACCTGGAAGTTGGCGATTCTTTTACTTGCTCACATCAAGACTACAAGCGAATTGGTAGGCGGTTCAATACACCGGTAAGCTGGTTGCCGGAGAACTTTAAGATTGCGACTCGCAAAATCGATAATGGCTTATATCGAATTTGGAGAATCTCATAATGGAAGCCACAGTGCTGCTCAAAATCATCGAAGAAACCGACAAACAGGTTCTGTCATTCGACATGGATGACTTCGACTTCCTATGGCACACCGCCTGCGCGGCAATCTACTGGGAAGAAGAACACGAAGGCCGCTTTGAAGAGTTCATGGATCAAGAACCACCGACCACGGCCCAGAAAGGCTGGAAGATGTACTGGATGGACGAAAGGATTAGTGCGCTGGTTGCGTACAAAATTGCTCTCTCCGCAGGGTACGAGGCCTATTTGCTATGGGACACGGGATTGAACAACTGGTGTGTGCTCACGGACCACGGGGCAGAAGCCTTTGAGCAAATCCCTTAAAACGCCTTTCTATATAGTGTTTTCCCAGAGAAATAAAAAAATAAAAAATAAAATTACAAAATGGCGTAACCGGCGTAACCCGCGTAACTCGGGTCTGAAGGCCGCATAAAAGCTGGCTTTTTGTGGTTACGCCAAGGTTACGTCGTTACATTTATGAGTGTTCAGAGAGCTTAATCAAGCTATCCACATAAGGGCTTCTGAGTTTTGAAAAAAATATTTTTATTTTTCTGTAGAAATACTATATAGATCCGGCTTTTTAAGGTAGGTTATCGCAACTTACTCACATATAGGAGCGGTTATGGCTAAGGACAGATATGCCAAAGTTTTGGACGTAAAAGCGGCGGCGTTGCCCGAAGCAAAGCAACAGAAAACAAATCGGCCCCCCTTGGCAAACAAACGCCTGACACGCAGGCAGGAGTTGTTTGTGAAAGAGCTTGTGGCAAAAGATGGGCAGATCACCATGCGCGAAGCGGCCATCAACGCGGGCTACCCTGAAAAGTCTGCACACGTTCGGGCCTCAGAACTAACTAACCCCAGGATACATCCGCACGTATGCCGAGCGATCCGAGAGTATCGGCAGGAGCTTGACCAAAAGTACGGCGTGGAATACCAACGACATCTCCGGGATTTGCAAAGAATACGTGATGAAGCCCTGGAGAACGGGGCATACAGTGCTGCGGTCCAGGCTGAATATCGTCGGGGCCAGGCGCAAGGCGACATCTACGTCAATAAGACTGAGATTCGTCACGGCACGATTGATCAAATGAGTAAGGACGAAGTGTTGAAAGCTTTGAACGAACTCAAGCAAACCTACGCCCCGCTTACGCATGACGCCGGAGCCGAGGATGGTGGGAACAGACAGCGAGCGCGTGAACGATTAGCGGAGGATGTGGATGTTTCTGATTGAATTTTTTGGTAAGTGGTGGTACGGACAGCAAGAGTGGGATCGTCGAAAGTCTGGGCATAGCGGCATAAATGAGAATTGGGTGGAACCGTATTTTTCTCACCCTTTAGAGCGGCGAGCTTGGGAACTGCGTAAAAAAAGATTTAAATAAACCATGAAGGACATATTGGAAACGAAGGCGAAGCCGAAGAAACAACGTGAGGCCAGTTTTTGGCAATCTCTGAAAAAAGCTTTGCGGGATAACTTCCCGGATTGGTCAGCCACCCGGTTAGAGTCCAGAGCCACCTTGGGTGTGCCAGACGTTTTGATTATGGACAGCCGGGGGGCTTGGCACATGGTGGAGTTGAAAACCACCGCCAACATGAGCGTCAACATCACCCCACATCAAGTCGCCTTCCTCACTAAACACGCTAGAGGCAGTGTTTGGATAGCCGTCAAACTCACGAGCGCGACAGGCCACGAGGTGTTCCTTTACCGGGGCGACCGGGCGGTGGACGTAAAGTTAGACGGGTTGCGGGCCAGACCAGACAAGCACTTCAGCAATCCGGTCAACTATCGTGCGGTTTTACAAGCCATTGCATATGGGGGTAACAACCTGTAAGGTGGTCATTGGCAATGTTGCCAGACACTGGGAGAAATGTAATGAGTTTACCTACCTTGCGGAGTCACGCTCCGGCTTTCTTGGTCTTGACGGCCACTATGCTCAATAAGGCAATTATTGATGCAAATGCTTCGATCCGGGGGTTTGCCAAGTTGCTGGGCATCGATTACGAGCAAATGCAACCGGGCGAAAAGCACGTTGTAGAGGGCGAGTTCACAGACGGCACACCCACAGTTCTTAGTTTTTACCGGACAGTGAATCGGGGTGACCGCCGCTTTAGTGTGCGCGGAATCAAAAAACAATGTGCGGTGGGAGACACCGTGGCCTTGACGTTTAAAGTTACCCCGGAGGGTGATGTGGTTTGGGTGGTTAATGTGACCCAACAGTCTGAGTACCGGCACTTGGTGGAGGCCTAGTGTTTTTACTTATTGGCTGGCTGGAAAAAAGAATGCGGAAGCCGGATCATGAAGAAAAGCAACAGCCGTATTTTCGATATCCGCAACCGGACCCGTACTACGGGTTTTTTGATAACCGGGAGAAACAAATGGACATGACAGCAATTGAACTTGAACACGGGCAGGACCCTGCCACCGTTACTAACCCTGCTTATTGGGACTGCGAATGTGAAAAGGATTACATCCGTCCAAAAAGCAAACCCGAGTGTTTTATCTGCAACACCTGCGTAGACGATCAACCCGACAGCCGAGCCGATGAAGTGGCGGCGGCGCGGGCTGACGTTGAGATGTGGCCCTCAATTGAAATGCGAAAGTATTATCAGATTCACGGTTGGGTTGCGATGGATACCAAAATAGATGTGTTGGCAACATCGGAGGATGAGGCGATAAAGGTTGCCCAGCGTGTTTTCGACTGGCGCGTTCGCGATATGTATTTTGCAAATATTGGCGCGGACGGAACGGTTCATGATGTTTGGTATGAGCCTCACTGCGATGACATAGATATCGTGGACGTTCGCGAATATGACGGCGAGACTTGCTACACACTTGAGTCTACTGAGGAGGATGATGCTTAGGGATTAGCACCTACGCCGAGCCGCCTTTGGGCGGCTTTTTTGTGCCCAAAGAAATTTTAAAAAGAGCGTTGCATGTGCGGGTAACAACCCGTAATATCTGGGTTGCGGCAATCCTGCCGCCATCTTTGGGAGATACAACATGCAACACACGATTGAAAATTCAGACAACACCCTGACCCGTTTGCTTCAGCAGGTGCAGGATCAAGCCGCTAGATCTCAGGATTTCTTGGCACCGACTAATGAGCTTCAACTCACGACTGGTGACCGGGGTGACGGTAGCAAAGTTAGCCAGATCATCATGGAACAGTCTGGCGGGGAACCGACTAAAATTTTTGCCGCCAACGATGTGGCGTTTGATCAAATCAGTCAGCGGGCCGGTATTGATGTCCGGACTGCCCGCCGGTTACAGCAGGATTACTCTGCTGAGTTTGATGGATTGATCAATGCCATTTGGCAGAAAGAACCAGCGTTACGGATGATTCGCTCATTCCAGCACACTGAAAGGGCCGGTACAGCGAGGGCCTTTGTCTCCAGCAAGTTCAAAACCTTCGACAATGTACACCTGTTGCATTCCGCCTTGCCCGAACTGCTTGAAAGCGATGCCCAGTGGAAAGTGGTTAACGGTCAAGTGACTGATAAGCGCCTATATCTACGGCTCAAGTCTGAAGTAATCACGGGCGAGGGCGCGGCTGTCGGGGACATCATGGCGCTAGGCATTGGGATGTCTAACAGCGAAGTCGGTTGCGGTAGTGTCAACGTGTACCAAATGTTTTGGACGTTGGCCTGCCTTAACGGTATGCAGACTGAAAAGCGCACACGCAAGTCTCATATCACTGGAGCGCGTGGCGATGCCGACACATGGGGCCTGCTGACAGATGAGGCAAAGGATGCCGATAACCATGCCCTGGCACTTCAAATGCGGGATGTCACTGCGGCATACGCTAGCCGAGAATCGTTTGATGAGGTGCTGGAAAAGATGAGAGCTGCTCACGACGATAAAGTCGAGGGCTCGCCGCACTCTGCTGTCGAGGCTATGGGTAAGGTGCTGGCACTCACCAAAAAAGATACCGCCAGTTTGATGGATGGCCTGCTGGCTACTATCGGGCAGGCGGGCTACGCCGGTCAGCCAGTAACCCGTGCCACGATGGTTAACGCGGTCACGGCGGTAGCGCATGAGGCAGACGCGGATAGCGTGGACGATTGGCAGAAACTGGGCGGGCGCGTATTGGACTTGCCCCGATCCGATTGGCAACGTGTGGCGACAGCGGCATAAGTTACACTTCCCAAAGTGTGCCCCGCCGAAGCGGGGCTTTTTTTTGCCCGTCAGGTATGCGATAGTCCGACTGCCGCGATGATGCGGCTAACTTTGGGAGAAATTTTTATGGCTAGCATAACTTTACAAATACAGGATTTCGAAATTGAAGCGGATGAAATTGCTATTGGTAGTGCTTGGGAAGCTGTCTCGATGCTGGAAGGAAATAGCATTGAGCCGGGAGAACTGCATGATGAGTGGTCCATGCTCGACAGGTACATCCGCGAAGAATATGAGCCCGAAATGGATGCAGAAAAAATCGCGGATTTGATCCACGGCGGCGGCTGGGAAATCGATGATCTGGAGCGGTTTATTCATGTCGCGGTTCGCGCCTTAAAATTGCGTATTGTGACCGAGCGAGCCCGCGCCACAAATGAGCCGGTGACTATTTCGGTAGCGGGATAGCCCGCACCCGGTCCGATAGCCCGCCACACTGGCGGGCTTTTTTTTGCCTCGCGTATGCGATACCCTGCATAGGCGGTAATGATGCCGCGCCACTTTGGGAGTTTGAACCATGGCAAAAGCATGGCGGAAAAAAGGAAAAAAACAGCGCCAAGAAAACGCGCTAAACCGATTGCTGGCAAAGTCTAAGCAATCTGAAAATGATGCCGCGCAAATTGCAGTTTTGCGGAAGCAATTGGGCCGGGCGTCGTGAAGCTATTGGATACCCGCGGGGGTAATACCAAGCTCAAAAAAACCGGGGCCTCGGCCCCGTTTCGATACGCTGGACTATCGCTCTACCCGGACCCGGTTTTGTGTCCCGGATCGAAGGCCGCCGGATGTATGGCCGATTGTCTCGCGGAGCAGGGCCGCGGGCGGTTTGCTAGTGTCCGGGATGCCCGCCAAAACAAGGCCGAATTTTTCCACACGGACCGGTCCGGGTTTCTGGATCAATTGCGGCGAGAGCTACTTAACTTTCAGCGGGTTTGTGATAGATCCGGGGAGCGGGGCGCGGTCCGGCTTAACGTGTTGTCAGATGTGGCATGGGAACGGCTGGGCATCCCCCAAGCTTTCCCGCGTTTGTTGTTTGTGGATTACACCAAACAGGCCGCCCGGCTGGAAAAAACCCCGGACAACTACAAGCTGATTTTTAGCTATAGCGGGCGGGGTGCGTATCGGAATCAAAACCGGCTAGCGTTTTTGACTGAGGCCCCTGTGGCCGTGGTATTTCGGGGTGGGTTTCCGCGAACGTTTCGCGGGCGGCCCGTTATGGACGGGGATCGCGACGATATCGCGAACGCATTCTCGGACGGGCAAATTGTGGCGCTAACCCCCAAGGGCTCGGCGGCCCGTGATCGATCCGGCTTTGTGATCGATAACCCCGAGCTAATTCGGTGCGCGTCATGACTAAACCAGACCCCGCCGCGGCGGGGTTTTTTTTGTGCGCGGTATGCGATACGCTATCAGCGCGGTAATGATGCCGCACACTTTGGGAATTAAAAAATGAATACAATTGCCTATGAAATGCGCCCGTCAGACTGGATTTTAGATCGGGTTTTGAACCCTTCCGGAAATCCTGATTTTAATCAGGCCGAGCCGGGATGGTTGGTGGAAGCTTGTGGGATCATCCCTGATTTTTTCGCGGAAGCTTGCGTTACTGCGGAAGATGAAAACCCCGAAGGCTTTACCCTTCAGGATATTGCCGACGGTATGGACCGCATTTACCAGTGCGGCGGCTTTGCTTACCGATGGCCGGGAACGTTGGACGCGGAAGGGGTTTATCAGTCACAGTATGAGGATGATCCGCCCCTCTCGCCCTTGGTTCGGTTTTCTTTTTACGCCTCACTTGGGGATGTAATGATGCCGCGCGTGGTGGAGTGCTTTGTTTATCGGTCCGCTATTACCGCGATCCGGGAGCGTGGCACTGCGTCACTGTTTATCGGGCGGTTCGATTAACTCGCAACCAACTCCCAAGGGAGGGAATCAATATGCCAACCGCAATAAATACAACGCCAACAATCAAAGCTAAGTGGGTGATAAATACAACGCCAACAATCAGAGCTAAAGAGCTGGTCATTGGCAACACAATGGATTTGATTAGAGAGCTGGAGCATGACCTTGGCCCAACAAACTCTCAGTTTGACGGCAAGGTAATCAAACAGCTTAAGAAGCTGGTCAACCGCATGGCGCGGGATATCGGCGCTGAGCGGGTGGAAAATGGGGAAAGAGTCCCCATTCAGTACATTCTTTGAGGGGCCAAGCGCCCCTTGCTTCCCCGCCCCGAGCGGGGTTTTTTTTGCTCTTTGGCACGGTAGGTATTTAAGCTGCCGATTCGCCCTGGCGGCGTGTACGCCCCCAGTGTTTTTGCGGGTCTCCGGGCAGTTTGCGAGAGAGCACCGAAAAACGCCCCCTTGAATCTACTTTAAGTTTACGTGGCAAGCCGTAACACGTGCGGCGGGGGCCGCGCCCCCTGCACCCACAGAAACGCACGGCGGCCCGTGGGCCGTGATCCCCAGCGCCGGGGGCCGGGGGCCGGGGTCCGCGGGCTGAGTTGCCTTTGTCATGACGATCCGGGCGGCTAACTGTCTTAAATAGGAATTTAAGGAAGTTATGGGGCCCGTGGCCGGAGCGCGTCAAACGGCCCGTCAGCACTGGATCGGGGCCGATCCGCGGCGCGGCGCGGCCCGCGGCGGGCAAGCGGCGTCAAGGTGCATGTTTCTTACAAACAACACAGCGGTGAAACCATATCGGTGTTCCACGTGGAACATTTTTGTTGAAAAAACCCGTAAGCCCTGAGCCGTGGTCCGTTTTTGTGGTAGGGTTTGCCGAAAATAGCGTCTAGGAGTCCCTGACCCCTAAAAATTTGTAAAAAATTTCAAAACCTACGGTGTCGCATACCGTTTTATAATTTTTAGGTATATTGGTGGGGTGTTTTTATGCAGGTAGAACGCATTTCGGAAGACGAAGCTGAAGAGAAGATGCTGAAGCTGGAGTACCGTTTGGCCCAGATTCAGCAGGTGGAGTCTTGTCAGCAGGAGTATTTAAGCTTTGTCCGCAAGATGTGGCCGGATTTTATTGCGGGCAGGCACCATAAGATCATGGCGGAGAAGCTTGAGAGGGTAGCCAGTGGTGAATTGAAGCGTTTGATCATCAATATGCCGCCGCGGCACACGAAGTCGGAGTTTGCCAGTTTCTTGTTTCCTGCTTGGATGATCGGGAAGAACCCGTCGATGAAGATTATTCAGGCTACGCACACCACGGAACTTGCGGTCAACTTTGGTAGGAAGGTGAAAAACTTGCTGGAGCGGGAAGATTATCTGGATATTTTCCCGGAGGCTGCTTTGTCGGCGGATTCCAAGGCATCCGGGCGTTGGGACACGGCCCGTGGGGGTATGTATTACGGAGTTGGTGTGGGTTCTAATTTGGCGGGACGGGGTGGTGATTTGATCATTATTGACGATCCGCACTCTGAGCAGACGGCGATGTCGTTGAATGGCTTTGATGATGCCTGGGAGTGGTACACGGGGGGTCCTCGACAGCGTTTGCAGCCCGGTGGGGCAATTATTGTGGTGATGACCCGCTGGTCTGAGAAGGATTTGACCGGTCAGTTGATCCGGGCGCAGGCGCGGGACAGTTTGGCGGACAACTGGGAGATCATTGAGTTCCCTATGGAGATGCCGTCGGGCAAGCCTTTATGGCCAGAATTCTGGTCATTTGAGGAGATGCAGGCGGTCAAGGCGTCGATTCCGCTGCCAAAGTGGAACGCGCAGTACCAGCAGAACCCTACGGGTGATGAGAACGCAATCATCAAGCGGGAGTGGTGGAACGTATGGGATAAGGGGAGTATTCCGCAGTTGCAGTATGTCATTCAGAGTTATGACACGGCTTTTTCAAAAAGCACCCGTGCTGACTACAGTGCGATTACAACGTGGGGTGTGTTTTATCCGGAGGAGGGGACGGTAGCGGCTTTGATTTTGCTGGATGCTCAGAAAGGTCGGTGGGACTTTCCTGAGTTGAAGCATATGGCCATGGAGGCGTACAAGTTTTGGGAGCCGGAAACTGTCATTATTGAGGCGAAAGCGAGTGGTATGCCTTTGACGCACGAGTTGCGGAACATGGGAATCCCTGTGGTAAACTTTACCCCTAGCCGAGGAAACGATAAGGTGTCAAGGGTGCATAGTGTTTCTACTCTGTTTGAGAGTGGTATGATCTGGGCACCGGACGAATCATGGGCGCACGAGGTGATAGAAGAGTGTGCCGCGTTTCCTAATGGGGAGCATGATGACTTGGTAGATAGCACGACGCAGGCATTGATGCGATATCGGCAGGGTAACTTTATTCAGTTGCCATCAGACTATTGGGACGATGACAGTGGTTCCACGCAAATCCAGCAATACTATGGGTAAGTTATGAATCCGAAACGACTTGCAAACGGTGGCGGGGCAGAGACGGGAGATCCGGAGAACAGCGACTCTTACTACAACCCCGATTACCAGTATGTGCCTGCGGGTGTGCAGGACATGATATACGGGTTATTTAACCCTTACGCCTCTGAACTAATGCTGACATATGGCTATACCCCGCCTACCGATGAGGCGGGTAATCCGCTAGGAACACCGTCTATCACGGACCCCGGTACTTATACTGATCCAAGTTCTTTTACGAGCCCCTCTGGGCCTCCTTTGATATATATTCCACCCGATCCGGTTAGCCCATTAAGCTCTATCCCGGCTCCGGATCCGGCTGCGAGCACTGCCACTACCACTACTACCCCTCCCGGCTCCGGTGGTGGCGCTGGAACAGGAGCGGGTACAGGAGCGGGTACAGGAGCGGGTAC